TTTGTTGTTTCTGTGCTAACAGTTCTACGCTATTAGGATTAAATTTAAGGAGCTTTTCAACATCTTTTAATTCAGTAGCTAGATTCTTAGATTTCTTATTAACATCAGATAACGCACCTTCAAGACTGGTCGTATCTGCTCCTAATTCAATCGTAATCCCTTTAATTCTACTCGCCATATATTTATCTCACCTCACTTTAGAAACTGTCATAATCAGCCTGTGTGGCTTTCCTAGTGGCAACTTTCTTTTTCTTCTTCGGATTACTCATATCAAGGTAAACATCTATATAATCAAGACACATTCCTATTGTCATATCTTCAAGATCCAATCTAGTTAACTTGCATTTATAACAAAGAGCCAGGTATGTTTCGGTATTTAATCCTTCACCGCCCACATCG